TCACCATTCCAGGCCCTCTGCGGCAGCCATCGCTTGCGCCGCCATCCTCGCCCGATCCGCGCGCCTCGTGTAGATCGCAGACGTGCTGGGTTGGGTGTGACTCATCACTGCCATGATCTGGTGTTCGGAGCATCCAGCCTCCGCGAGAAGCTCCGACATAGCCTTTCTAATGCCGTGGCTAGATCGATCTGTGAGCCCTGCATCGTCGCACCAGCGGCGAAAGCGCATGCGGTAGCTTTCGGCGTTGCGATACGGTCTGCCATGCTCGCTCAGAACATAAGCAGGCCCGATCCTGCCGACTGCGGCGATCGCCGCCCTCAGCTGCGGCATCATCGGTATCTGAACCAGAGCGGAGCCCTTCTTGCGTGGCTGAAACTCCAGCCATCGCACGCCGTCTTTGGTGAACTCCTGATCGCGGCCGAGCCAGATCGCGTCACTGGACCTGCAGGCCGTGAACATGTGCAGGGTCAGCGCGAGATGGGCCATTGTCCCCTGTGGGTGGGCCTTGCGGAATTTCAGTAGATCGTTGGCGGTCCAGGGCTTGGCGCCGCCCTTGCTCTTGTGGATCCTCGCTATTCCGACGACCGGATTCGCGCTCGCGAATCCGCTGTCGATCGCCCACACGTACATTGCCTTCGTCGCTTTCACCATATTGTCGGCTTCGGCGGGCGTCGCGGCCATGGCATCGCGAACGCGTACGAAGGCGCTCTGGGGCGCTTCCAGCTTCATCTCCCCGTATCGATCGCCGCTGTCCGTCTGGTGGCGGCAGAGGCGTGTGAGGAGGCTCCTGCGCTGTCGCAGCGTGGTGGGCGATGCCAGGCTGGCTTCAACCATGCGTTCCAGGTGAGCGAGGTACTTGTCCTTCAGCCAGTCCATCGATCGCGGCACAGCGACTGTTTCGGCTCTGGGCTCGATCTTCTGGCCGGCTCGCGCAGCATGGTAGTGCTCGGAGAAGTGCGGGTGGTCCAACCCGACCGACAGGACGATCTTCCTGTTGGGATTGCCCTCAACGCGAACCCTGATTCGAGTGCTTCCGGAGGGCAGGGTCTCGACGGTGAGGCCGGGATAGTTCTTGCGCATGTCAGTCACCATTCCTTCGGCTCCCGACGTTGCGGCGTTTCGGCGGTCTTGTCCACTTGGCAACGAATTTCGATGCTACCGTCGGGCCCGATCTTGAGGCCGGCGACAACAAGACCGCACGCTTCTGCGGCCTTCACGGCTCTCGTGATCTTGGCCTGCGTCAGTCTCGGCGCCCCCATCCAACTAGCCCCTGTTCGCCATCTCGATCAGCACGTCCGCATGGCAGGGCGCATCCAGCGCGCACCAGCAGCAGAGGTCCCGGCCGCGCAGCTCGTCCAGGTGCGCGCGAACGTGGTCGGCCGCTGCCATCTGCACCGCGTGTGCCAGCGCTGGCTGCGTCAGCATGTCGATGAAGGAGCCGCCCCAGTCGGCCCCGATCAGGCGGCGGTAGCGCGCCACGCAGCCCGCTGCGTCGCCGTGGGTGCCGACGATGAAAGGGTTTCCCCACTTCGTCGGCCGGGCCACCACGACGGCGCCCTCGGGCTTGCGCCAGCCCTTCTGGCGGCTGAGCTGGATGCGGCGGGGTCGGGTCATCTCGGGTTCCTCCGCTCCAGTCCGCAGGCCACCATCGCGCGGAAAAGCAGATCGTAGACGCCTCGGCGGGTGCGGTGATGCCCTTCTACCATTGCCACGATCATCTCTTCGTCTTCACCCGCGATCGCGCGGCCCAAACGACCATCGGTGTCGGACACCCGGCCGCGCTTCCAGGCCTGATGCAATGCCCCGCGGAACGGCGGCGTCTTCTTCATCGCAACTGAATAGTCGGCCGTGCCGTCCAGGTGTGTGCCCACGTTCGCGATCTCCATGATGCCGATGGTGCGCGCGCGGGCCTCGCTGCCGCCCGGGAGGAGTTCGAAGGTAACCCGGATCATCCCGGCACCTCGTCCCACGTCCTGCCGTCCAGCTCTCGCCCCGCCGCCTTCTTGCCGGTGCGGCGGACCGTGCAGCCATCGGGAAACTGGAAGTGCTCCCCACGGCCCTCCACCTCTGAGACCGAGACCCACTCGCCCCATTGCTTGAACAGGAAGGGGATGTCGGCCCGCTGGCACTGGTCGCGCAGATCGCGGAACCACTGCGGGTTCGACGGGCGGGCGTGGGGTCCGCTCTCGCCGCCGGCGATGATCCAGGACACGTCCACGTCCTCGCACTCGTGCGGCTTGATCCCGAGCCAGGTGCCGTTTTCGGCGAGCACTGAGCGGGCGCCGTGGGTGTTGCGGCGCACACAATGCAGGCCAGCCCGCGCGACCGTGTCATGGCCGATGGGCCAGTCGCCGCGAACGGTACGGGGCAGAAGCACATAGCGGGGGATTTCCACCGGCCCGAGCAAAGGCTCCATGCTCAGGAACGTGGTCGGCACGGGAAGCGACAGCAGCACAGGAATGCGCCGGTCCGCCTCCTCCTGGTTCTCTACCGAGATCCCGAGCCAGACGTTGTCCGGGAAGCCCTCTTCCATCCAGCGGTTCAGCACGAACTTCGACACGTTCTGCGGCCGCTTCGTCAGCAGGAGCCAGTCGAGGTTCGGTGTCGCCTCGATCATGGTCCACAGATCGCGACGCCACTGCGGCTCGATCGAGCGGTGGTTGTCGAAGACATCGGCGAGGCTTGCGCAGAAGACGCGGAAGCGGACGCCCTGATCCGCTGCGATCCTGTTCCACCGGTGCGGCGCCTTCCAGTAGCCCTCGCTCGTGCGCTTGCGCTCTCCGTGCGGGCCCCATTCTACCCGGCCCAGCCGGGTGTCCATCATGCTCTCGGCATAGCAGTGGTCGCAGGCCGGGCTGACCGCGGTGCATCCGATCCATGGGTTGAAGGTGTGATCGGTCCATTCGATCTTGGAGTTCTCAGCCATTTTGGTCCTCCAGGTACTTCTGCAGCGCGCCGAGAAGCTGGTTCGCCTCATCGTCGTCAGCGCGATCACCCGACGTCGCCTCAAGAAGCAGGCGGAGACTGTCGGCCAGGACTGTTGCGGTTTCTCCGGAACCCACGTTGCTGAACGGAGTGATCTCTCCGTCGCGCGCCGTCTCGATCATGTCGGTTGCGGCGGCAGTGGCAGAGGATGCGGCAGCCAGCAGGGTTGAGATGGGGGTGATATCGCTCATACCGGGACCTCCGCCAGATGCGCACAGTTCGCCCGGGCCAGTGCGGCGGCGAGCGGCGGGCAGACCGAATTTCCGCACATGCGGGTCTGTGCCGTCTTCGTCATCGGCGAGCCGTCGGGCCCGCGGTCGATGATGTAGCTGTCCGGGAAGCCCTGCGCGCGGAACTGCTCGCGCGGGGTCAGCATCCGCATCCCGATGTCCGCGATCGCGTAGGTCTCGCCGTCGACCTCGACCGTCACCAGCCCGAAGGTGTCACGGGTGCCGAGGGTGTGGAGCGGATCGGAGGGCGTCTGCCCGGTCCCGGCGCCGTAGTATTTCTGCAGGAAGGCCGCGACCAGGCCCGCGTGCCCGCCACCGGCGGAGACGGTCGGGACCGGCGCGTCTATCGGCAGGCCCTTGAGCTGGCCGTCGGCGGTGCCGCGCAGGTTCACCATGCTGGCCGCCACCAGAGCGGGATGGGCACCGCCGGCGGTGACGGTGTGCATCGGCTCGTCGGGCGCTGTCCACGGCTTCCCGCTGTTCCGCATCATCATCAGGTGCGCGGCCACGACCTGCTGCTGTGTCCCGCGCGTGGTGAGTGTCGAGAGCGGATCGGTTGCGGCGCGGCCGGCGTTGTTCTCCATCGGGGCCCCGGCATTGTGCTGGGCGAGGAAGGCGGCCACCAGCGCGTGCTTCGCCCCGCCCGCGACCATCGTGCCGATCGGCTTCTCGAGGCCGGGGACGCGCGGGTCCTGCCCGGGGCGCTCGCCGTAGCCGGTCTGGATCAGCGTGGGGACGACAAGACCGTGCTGCGTCCCGCCCGCCGATTGCGTGCCGATGGGATCGCCGAGCGGATACTCGCGCCGCCCGCCGGAATGCCCGTGCGCGACCGAGACGATGAACGGCTCCTTCGCCTCGACCACGTAGCGCATGACGCCGCGCGCGATCCGGCGCAGGGTCGCGTCCTTGAGCGGGCGCACGGCGCGCAGCCCGTGCTTCGCCATGATCTCGTCCGACGTGTCGAAGATGGACGGGCAGGGCAGTGACCAGTCGATGATCTCGGCGGCGGTGCGCCACGGCTTCCGCGTCCCGGCGATGACCTCCGGGCTGTCGGGCGCACCGTGCGTCGGCTCCGGCCAGACGATGGGCAGGCCATCACGCCGGGCGATGACGAAGAGCCGCTTGCGGATCGTCGGGGCGCCATAGTCACAGGCGCGCAGCTCGCGCCACTCGACCTTGTAGCCGAGGCGCCGGAGTTCCCGGACCCACGCCCGGAAGGTCTCGCCCTTGCGGGACAGGTCCGGCTTGTGGTCGGGCGTCAGCGGGCACCAGTCCTGAAACTCCTCGACGTTCTCTAGCATGATGACATCGGGCGAGACGAGCTTGGCGTAGTGGACCACCACCCACGCGAGATCCCGGATGTTCTTCTCGACCGGGCGCCCGCCTTTCGCCTTCGAGTGGTGCTTGCAGTCCGGGCTGAACCACATGAGCCCGACCGGTCGCCGCCCGGTGACCTCGCGCGGGTCCACCGCGTAGACACTGGCCTGCATGTGCAGGGTGTCCGGGTGGTTGACCTCGTGCATCGCCAGCGCCTCGGCGTCGTGGTTGATCGCCACGTCGGGCGAGCGTCCGAGCGCCATCTCGATCCCGGTGCTGGCACCGCCGCCCCCGGCGAAGCTGTCGATGATGAGCGGGCGCCCCTGGACAGGCGCGGCCGTCGGGAAGTCGAAGAGGAGGTTCGCCTGGTTCATTCCCCGCCCCTCTCCGTCATCATGCCGCGCAGGCACGTCAGCAGCTCGCCCGCGTGCTTTTCGCAGAGGTCCGCCGAGAACTCGGTGAACTCGACGTCGATGTTCTCGTCGTCGAATGTCGGACGGCAGTGCCAGGTGCTGACCTTGGCCGCGATCCGCTTGGCCGGGGCGCCGCATTCGGGGTGGTCGCAGATGGTCGTCATGGCTGCTCTCCTTCGGTCAGATGCGGTACGCAGACCGGGCACTGGGGTTCGGTTTGGCGCGGCGAAAGCTCGGAATCGTTTGGCATCGACACTGAAATCACCTCCGGATCGATCGAGAGCAGCAGCATGCCTGTCGGATCGCGCGCCACGGTCACGCGGGTGAAGCCGATCTGGCGTAGCTGCGCGGCGAAAGCCTCCAGCCGGGAAACCAAGCGCTCCCGAGCGCGCACCATCGCGGCATCCATCCGGACTTCGCGCGCCAGCTCCTCGATCGCGTCGCGGCCTTTCACCACTTCGCTCCGATCATTCCCTCGGCTGCTATGTGATCCCGCGCGATGCGCGCAGGCGCGTCATGAAAGACGGCGACGAAGAGAAGCAGTCCAGCCGCCGCACCGAGGAAGACGGCGAGCGTCGGCGCGATGCGGCGGGGCTGTCGCTGTGATCGGGCGTAATTGTCAGCCAGGTACTCGATCATGCCGTCACCCGTTTCGGCGCATGATGCCGCGCCTCGTGGTCCGCCATGGCCTTCCTGACAGCTGCCTCCACGAGGCTGGCGACCGAAGATCGGACGGGTGCTGTGGAGCCGGTTGCATGCTCGACGGCTTCCCGGAACGCCTCCGGGTGCATAGCCTTGACGTACTCGATGATCTTGCGCTCGGACGTGGCGTCCCGTGTGAGTTTCTCCGCGCGGCTGATCCGCCCGCGCTTGATCGAGACGATCTGCATCGCGGCCTTCCTCCACCGCAAGGCTGCCTTCGTCCGGGCAAAGACGGATGTGCCGCGCTGCCCGCCAACCTCCAGTTCGTCGATCCGGTTCTCGATCGTCGCGATGGCCTGCGTCAGATAGGCGAAAGCGTCATCGCAATCCTCTTCGGTGATGATGTCATCGACGGTCCAGCCGTCGCAGAGCTCGACGCAGGGGATTTCGATATCGTCGCTCATGCCGCGTCACCTCCGTCGGGGCGGTGGCCGAGGCGGGCGAGGGCGGCGCGCTTGCGAAGCAGCGGGTCGATGCAGCGGGTAATCTGGCGCCAGCCGCCGGAGGTGACGCCGGTGATCGCGTCGACGCGGGCCTGCACGGCGGGCGGGTTCAGGATGGCCACCGGCGCGATCCGCGCCTGGCGTTCGCGGGTGATCGGGGCACCCTGTGCCTCCTTCAGCGCGAGCCAGCCGTCCCGGAGCAGGTCCGGGCGGCGCAGGTAATCCTCCGGATGGGTCACCACGGTCCGCGCGGTGGCGATGATGTCGGGTGTGAGCATTGCGTCCTCCAACTCTCCCGCGATCAGCTTGCGCCTCTTCGACGGGCCACAGGATGCGGGGTGTGTGGGGAGGATAATTGCACGCTACGGCGTGCGGCGCAAGTGGAAAAACACGCTATAGCGTGCAGGTGGCGAATGACGTGCACGACTCAGCGTGCTACAACACCCCTGCCAGCGCGGTGCTGGCGCATGAAAAAGCCCGGCGCAGGGCCGGGCGGAGGGGTGGGTTGGGATTAGGAGACGCGAGACCGCGGCGGGGGATCGTTCGCCGGGTCAGCTAGTTCGAGAACCCTCCGGACCCAACCTTCATCAGTCCCGTCTACCACAGCCATGCGGAGCCCGAGGTTCGTCGCGTTGTTGAAGCGCTTCTCGCTCACATGGCCTTTTCGGCGGTCAACCACAGCAATCACCGGGGATTCCGACGCTTGAGAGTTCTGGTGCTGCACCAACGCATCCATCATTCGTAGGTCGTTTCCCGCGGCAAAAACGCGAGCCGCTTTCAGGCCGGTCTCCTTTCGACGGAGCACGATGTCAGCGGAAAATGGGTCTTGAGTGGCTTCTTCATCAATCTCGATGTAATTCGGAAGTGCCGGCGAAAGGGCTCGTTTGACGTCCTCCGCAAAGGAGGCGGCGACATTCTCTCGGCTCAGTAGCGATAGGTCCCTGAGCCTGATCAGCGCGGAGACGAACTTCATCGCAGCTGCGCCGACCTCGGCCTCCGGAATGACTGCCGTCCGGATGGCGTAGTCGTTGTCGTAGTGGGCGCCTTCTTCGGCAAGTATGCCTCGCAGGAGGGCGTCGCGTACTGATGATTTCAGGTCCAGGCCGGCCGCGATTGCGTTTGGCAGGAAGGTCCCATCATCCTCTAGGCGGTACTGCCCTTCACCCTCGACCACAAGGTAGAAAGAGAGCGGATCTCCGTCGGGCATCATGAACCCTGTCGTGACGGCATATCCCGCGGGAACTGCGGTGACATCCAAGTCAGCACAGAACTTCTCATGCAGAGCCGCGGAAAGGCCGCCGATGGCCGTCATAGTTCCATTTCCTCTTGGTCGCCACTGAGGTTGGTGTTGAAGAAATCGCCAACCTTTCTCGAGAACAGCGCCTTAGTCCATCCTCCACGACGCCTCCTGCGTCGCCCGTGATCCGGGAGAGTGTAGCGCATACTCACCGACGCCGCACCGGTCAATTCCGTTCCAGAGTCGCAATGCGCATGAACATGCAAACCGCCCTGACGCCCTGGCTGATCCTCATATCGGATGATCACACGCCTCCCGCCATCCTCAAGCTCCTCGATCAGCATCGCCTTCCACTTGTCATAGCGTGGCGAGACTTCGAGTAGGATACGGTACGCCCGCCCGTCGGAGGCTTGAGTTGACAGGCATCGCCACTCCCATCCGTTTAACGCTGGCCGCTTTCGTTCGAATGGTCCGAAGCGCTTCGGCATTTCGTCGCTTCGCCATCCGGTGTCTTCGGATACCAGCTTGAGCGATGAAAGCTCTGCCCGAACAGTGCTCAGCTGTGCCAAGCGCCTACCCCCTCACCGCAGCCGCTACCAGCCGCGCCAAAATCGCAACCTTGTCCTCCGACGCCATGGCGCGTCAGCTTCCTTGACCCGACTCAGCGCCGGGCCGTAGCTTGAACGAAAAGAGAACGGAGGGATGGGGAATGGACGCGCCGGAAGAGATCATTGAGATGTTTCTGCTGTGGAGGGCTCTTCCCGCTGCTCGGCGGGCGATTGCCCTGGCTCAGATTGGTTGCCTTTCAGCCTCTGTAGCAGGGACATCGCATCCTGACGTGCACCTTCGTCGAGCGCCGAGACGACGCGAAGAAACTCAAGACCTTCCCGTGACAGCTTCAGGCCGGTCATGACGTAGACGTCCGCGCCATCCCCCAAGGCATCCAGTAGGCGGTTGAGCTGACTGGCGCGGGGATCTTTGCCGTCCTTTATCATTTGCTGGACAAAGTTCGGCCCGCATTTGGCATCCCTGCTCAGCTCCCGATAGCTCCGGCTATCGGCGTCGATCAGTTCCACAAGCCTTTGAAACCACCCGTCATTCATGCCCGGGTTGTAGCACGACCTTAAAAGGTGGGCGCGAACGTTATTGCGTGCGTTGACCTGCACGCTAAAGCGTGTAGTATGCCGTGCATCATGAGCACCCTTCTTCAAGAACTCGACGCCTTCGTGCTGGAAACCGGTCTCTCTGAGCATCGTGTTGGCATCATCCTCGCCAAGAACGGGAGGCTGATCCCCCGTCTGCGCGAGGGCGGGCGCATCTGGCCCGACACCGAGCAGCAAGTGCGCGAGGCGTTGGCCAAGGAACGTGCGGACCGGGCGGCATCAACCGCCCCCTCCGAGACCGGAAACGTGACCTCGGAGGACGCGGCGTGATGTGTGTCTCCTTTCCATACCTGAAGCCTGCCACCTCCGCTGGCTACGGGCAAAGCAATGAGGTTTCCCAGCATGGCTGACCCGCGCGCCTGTGATCCGAGGCTGGTGCCGCTCACCGGAGAACGTCGCGTCCGTGAGGTCGAGCCTTCCGGCGAAGCTTCTTCAATCGCCGAAGTCGTTCCGCTTACGAACGGTGCGCCGATCAACGTCCGCGCGTCGGCCGATCGGGGAGGGCATTGACTGTGCCGTCTGGATCAAGCCATCCGGCCATCATCGCGGCCCCCGGGATACTGTCGGCCAGCCGCAGAGCGACTGCTGCGTTCAGCCGAATGTCGATGATCGCACCGGTTTCGTCCGACATGCGCAGCATTATTCCGTCAGAGGCAGTGTGGAGTGCGACCCCGCTTATGATGCGAGCCTCCGACAGTTCCGTCGCGCTGGCCTTCTTCGGTGTCGTCGGCCCGATGGCCGAGTCCCACTGCTGGAACTGCGACACGGTAAAACTTCCTGGCATGCTGACTCCTTCGATGTTCGATCGAAGCACCTTCAGCGAAACCCGCCATTCCTGCCAAGCTGAAAGGTCACAACATGGCTGACCCGCGCGCCCAGGTGCACGCGCTGATGCGCGGCCTCGTCACCCGGCATTTCCCGAACCAGCAGAGCGCGGCGAAAGAGATCGCCGACTTCTGGCACCCGACCGGAGATTGCGGCGACGTCTTCGACACGGCCGACCTGAGCCGGAAGATGAACGGCAGCCGCACCTGGAGTTACACCGACATCATCGCCCTGCAGGCGATCACCGGATCCCGGCGCGTCAGCGACGCGATCGGAGCCGTGGGGCAGGAAGCTGGAGGATCCAAGGCCGGGGACGCGGTCACGATCCTCCAGCACGCCCGCGCGCTGATCAAGGAAGGCGGCGAAGGCGCATCGGCGCTCGTCGCGCTCGAGGACGGCGGCTCGCCTGAGGCGGCTCGATCTGAACTCCTCGACATCATCGAAGCGGCGCAGGCGGCCATCAGCGCGATCGACGAACGGGGCAACCACTCACGGAATGGGTCTCTGGACCCTGCCTCGGGGCCGGAGGGGAGGGCGAGACCCTGTCCGGCCACCTCTGCGCGGGAACGCTCCGCTTCCACCTCCCTGGAGACGTTCCCGCGCAGCCTTTCCGGGGGCGCTCGAGATGTCTGATTGCCTCGCCACGATTCCGCAGGCGCAGCTGCGCATGATCATACCGAACGGGTGGGAGGACGCCCTTCGCACCGCGTGGCGTCTGGAGCCGAGGAGCCGGGTCAGGGATCCTGATGAGCCGGAGCGCGGAAACCCGGTGAACATCGCGAAGGGCAAAGCCATGCGCCGTGCGATCCTTGTTGTACTGCAGGAATTCCGAACGGTGTCCGAGGTCGCGAATGCCCTTGGCGAAAACACCGCGCGGGTGCGGCACCACATGCACAAGCTCGCAGCGAGCGGTCAACTGCGCACCGTCGTGAGCGGCGAGGTCACTCTCTGGATCGCGAAGGTGGCGGCATGAGCGGCGCGCAGCGGCTGAGCTTCGTGCGGCGTCACCGGATGCCGCTCGGCCACCTGACGCTCGAGCTTGGCCTGACCGAATGCGGTGCGCTGCCCTGGGCGCTTCGCACCGAACATGCCGGCACGCCGATCGCGTCCGGGTTCATCGGACCCAGCCTCGCCTCGGAGTTCGAGGCGGCCGGTGCCGCCATTCGCAACTTCGCGGCGACGGCCGCAAGCAAAGGAGAAACGCCATGCCGATGATCGCGATCCGTCCACTCGCCGCCGCCAAATCAGGGGGGGGGTCCGGCGTCTCGATCGGGCTTGGGGAAACCAAGGCCGGGCAGCATATCCGGATCAGCCTGACTGCTGCGGCCGTCAAGCGGTTGGCGGGGCGGGACCTCGATCCGAAGAAAGACTTTCTGAAGCTGTCGATCAACGACGACGCCGGGAAGACACATCTTCTGGCGGTGGAGGTCACCAATGCCGGCGACCCGCAGGCGATCCCGCTTTCAGCCGGCACGCGGGGCGGGGTGTTTTGCAAGGTCCAGTGCTGGCGTCAGGTGCCAAATGGCAAATTGCCCGCGCGCCAGATGCCGGAGGTCGGCGCCAACAGCGGGGCGGCGCTCTTCAAGATGCCCGAGTGGGCGCGGCCGGACCCGAGAAAGGCTCACAGCAGCCCGATCATGGAGCGGTGAGATGAACGACCTCGCCGCGCTCTTCGACGCATTCGCCGAGACGGAGGACAGCCTCCCGTTGGCGCGCCCCGCCAACCGGCGCATTCCCGGCTTCACCCCGCGCCCGTCGCGGACCGAGGAACTGAGGGCCGAGCTGCGCCAGATGGCCCGCGACGCACCGGGGGACGACCCGAACGAAAGCCGCCTGCCCTGGCCGGACGACTGGTTCGACATGGCGCTGCCCTATCAGTGGCAGCGGTGCCGCGCACTGTGGTCGGCCGTGATGATCTCGTGCCTTCGCACCATGCTCACGGGGAGCGGGAAGGGAAATCACCTTGGTGCAGCCGGGGTGATCCACGAAAGCTGGATCGACAGCCGGGACTTCGCGATGGTCGCGGCCCTGGCCGGGGCAGACGCGAGTGCGATCCGCCGGGTGGTGCGTGCCGCGCTTCCCCATGAAGAGACCCGCGAGCGGCTTTCCCGCGCGCTGGCGTTCGCGGTGCATTGATGATCGATCCAGCCACCAGCCGTGCGATTACCGCGACCTGCGTCGCCTGGCTCGCCGCGAAAGGTGTGTCACCTGCCGCGCGCAGCCTCCTGCAGGAGCGTCTGGACGTTCTGACGCGACCTCATGCCACTGATCTTGATGCCGGAGACCTGGTGCGTGCGGCGGTCGTCCTGAGCCGGGCCGGTCCGTCGGGACTGGATGTTGCGGCTGCGGAGCGCTCCCTAGAGCGGGCGATCTTCGACTTCTTTCTCGATCGGTCGGAGGACGCGGCGCTTGGCGCCGGTCTGGACCCGTCGGTGCTGAATGCCCTCGGCCTCCGGCCGGGTAATGACAAGGCGGCCTGAACCGCCCGAACATGATGAGGTAAGTGATGACGGGGGAAATCGCCCTTCCCGACGCGTCTCCGCGAGATCGCGAGGTTCAGCATGTGGTGCTGCAGCTTGTGGAGGCCTATGCTTTTAGTGAGGCCGCCGCGGTCCTGAACGCGAGACTGAAGGAGATCGCGCAGAGCCGGCAGAGCCAGATCGAGCGGGTATTCCTCGATTGGCAGGATCTTCCCGAGGATGGGCGGCCGGACTTTCTGACATTCGCGCATCATCGCCGAAACCCCGAGTTGGGGGCGTGCGATGATCGATGACGACCGTCTGAAAGAGGCGCAGTCGATCCCGATCGAGGAAGTCGCGGAGCGGCTGGCCATCGACCGGCTCACGCGCTCCGGCCGAGAACGCACGGGCCCATGCCCCCGGTGTGGCGGCGATGACCGGTTCTCGATCAACACGATCAAGGGGGTCTGGAATTGCCGTCACGGCTGCAGTGACGGCCTGGGCGCCGACGGCATCGGTCTGGTTCGGTTAGTCATGAACTGCGAATTTGGGGCCGCCGTCGACTATCTCGTCGGGGCCGCCGAGATCGCCATCGACCCTGAGGAGCGCGCGCGGCGTGAGCGTGAGCGGGAGAGAGATCGGCGCAGGAAGGACGATCAGGCGGCGCGCTATCGTAGAGCGGCGATCCTTCGGGCCCGCGATATCTGGCACGAGAGTGTCCCCGCGGCCGGTTCGCCTGTCGCGGACTACCTCGAGCAGCGCGGTATCCGCATGCACTGGCTCCCGCGCTTCCCGCCGACGCTGAGGTTTCACCCGGCGCTACCTTACATGGTGCAGGATCATGCGAACGGCGGCCAGTGGGTCGAGGCACACCGGGGCCCGGCGATGATTGCCGCGGTCACGGATGCGGAGAACCGGGTGGTCGGGGTGCACCGCACTTGGCTGGACCCGCGCCAGCGCAAGGGGACAGCGGTTCTCACCTTCGGTGGCCAGAAGCTGAAGGCGAAGAAGACCTGGGGCCACGTCAAGGGCTGCGCGATCCGTCTCGGCGGGGAGGGGGAGCGCACCACGCTGGTCATGGGCGAGGGCATCGAGACCACGCTCTCTGCGCGCGTCGCCCGGCCGGATCCGGGGTGCCACTTCTGGGCCGGCATCAGCATGGGGAACATGGCTGGGCGAAGGAAGCTCGGGCCCGGCCTTAAATACGCCGGCATCCCTGACCTCGAAGACGATGAGGCCTTTCTGCCGCCCGTCGGTGTGCGCGAGCTCGTCTTTGTGCAGGACGGGGACAGCGAACCGCGCCTGACCCGGGCGCAGATGCTGGCCGGTCTGCGCCGCGCAAAGGCCAGCATATCGACAGTGGAGCGGATTCGCCTTGTCCACCCGGGCGAAGGCCGCGACCTGAATGATCTTCTGATGGGCGCGCGCGATGTCTGACCCCCGCACCCCCATCAGAGAGGCCTTCGATCAGGCCGAAGATGTCGACATGGGCGAGACCCCGCAGGGATCGGAAGAGCCGTCCGACAACGGCGGCACGGGAAAGAAGCGTCCGGAACCGGCGCCTCGATCGGAAGAGGCGGCGCATTACCCGCTCAACGACATCGGCAACGGTATGCGGTTTGAAACCTACTTCGGAGATCAGGCGCTCAGGGTGCCAAGGGTCGCCTGGCACACGTGGAACGGCACGCATTGGGCCCGGGATGATGATGAACTGAAGGTGCGCGAGATGGCGCAGCTCGTCTCGCCGCAGATCCTGCAGGAACTCCCCCACATCGCGCTCGAGGATTGGGAAAAGCGGGCGATCGACGGCCTGCCCGTCGCCCGCGCCGAAGCCAAGCGACTCGGCGATCTGGCAGAGCGCACGCACGAAGAGGAAGAGGAACTGGGCCGAGCGCGCGCGTCCGTGAGCCGTGGCGAAGCCGCAAAGAAGGCTCTTGGCGGAAGGAAGGCCGAACACCGCCGCTGGTCGAAAACGACCGGCAACAGCGGTAAGATCGATGCGATGCTGAAAGAGGCCGGTGTCAACCTGTCGCGGCCGCTGGAAAGCCTCGACGCTGATCCTCTCGCGGTGAATTGCCTTTCCGGTACCGTGCGCTTCATGGTGACCGCGGGCGACGATCAAGGCGCGAGTCCGACCGTCGAGGTGAAGCAGTCCCCGCACGAACGCGAAGACCTGCTCACCAAGTGCATGCCGGTCACCTTCGATCCGGACGGCCCGCCACCGAAGGCGAAGGAGTTCGACAAGTTCCTGCGTCGCGCCCAGCCGAACGAGGAGATGCGGCGTTTCATCCAGCGGTGGTTCGGCCTGTCGATGTCCGGCATCCCGGTCCAGAAGCTCGCCTTCTTCTACGGCCACGGCGCCAACGGGAAGTCGGTCTTGGTCGACCTGATCTGCAGGATCATGGACAGCTACGCCGCGACCGCGCCGATCGAGGCGCTGACCGGCCAGTCGCGCCGCGGCGGTTCCGATGCCACGCCCGAGCTGATCCCCCTGATCGGCGCCCGCGCGGTGCGTTCTTCCGAACCCGAACAGGGTGAGCGGTTCAAGGAAGGCATGATCAAGAGCCTGACCTCCGGAGAACCGATTCCGGTCCGCGCGCTGCATTCCGACTTCGTCTTCATCAAGACGTTCTTCAAGCTGACGATCAGCGGCAACCACAAGCCGGAGATCCGCGGCACCGACGACGGGATCTGGCGTCGGGTGCTTCTCGTGCCCTTCGACGTCCAGATACCGGAGGCCGAGCGCGATCCGAACCTGGGCGAAACGCTCTGGGGCGAGCGCGATGCGGTTTTCGCATGGATGGTCGAGGGCCTGCAGGATTACCTGGAAGGCGGCCTGCAGGTGCCGGCGCAGGTGACAGAGGCCACGGACGGATACCGCAAGGACAGCGACCCCGTCGGCGCCTTCCTCGGCGAGTGCACCGTGATGGATGGTGGCGATGACTTCATCCTGTCGAAGGACCTGATCGAGGCTTTCAATTTCTGGCTGGAAGAGAACGGAGAGACCAGGTGGGGCGGACGGACGGTTTCGCTTCGCCTGAAGGACAAGGCCGGCCGATGGCGTCATCCCGCCACGGGCAAGGCCATGGTGCCGGGAAAGCAGAAGGCAACCGGCTATCGCGGCGTCCGCCTGACAGACACGTTCAGCGATCGGTTCGAGCGGCGCAACGACGGGCACGGATACGGCACCAGGCCGGGATCGGAGGCGGATTGGTGATCCCCCGCGCCCCCTTTTCGGGACTACGGATGGTCAGGCGGTCGGGCGGTGCTCCGGCCGCCTTCGCTTTGCGGACCCGCTTTCGTCGGCTTGAGCGGCCCGAGACGACGCCGCGTCGGCTTGAGATGCGAATTCGGGGGTGTGGGGGAAGTCTCTTTCGATCAAGGGGTTGGCCGCCACCTGACGGCCCGAACGGCCCGAACGGCCCGAGATTGCGAGGTACGCATATGCGCGCGCGAGAAGGGGGTGCAGGGGGTGGTGTGTCCTCACATACGATAACCCCCCATTTTCAAGCCGTTCAAGCCGACATCTCTATTCTTCGGAAAAGAACAAGCATCAAAACAAAGGGTTATAAGTGTCGGTCCCGAAATTCTCGGGCCGACTTTCGGGCGGCTGTTTCTGAACTCAAGCCGTTCGGGCCGTAAGTCTGGGAAGGAGGCGTCAATATGAAGTCGGCGGATTTGCGAAGGGCACAAGATGTTGATTGAGCAGGTGAGGGACATGATGGCAAAGCGGAAGAGCGACGGCAGATCGCAGCTTCAAGCGGAGGGCGAACGCATAAAGCGGCTGATGGATGGGGCGACGCCGCCTGAAGGGTGCAGCACGGAGATACCGGTGTCGCCTGCGCGCGGTCCTGCGCGAGTGTTTCGGGAGGTCGAGGTTTACATGACCGCCAACGGTCCACGCCGTCGCAGTGTCAGGCCGAAGGTGGGTGATGCAGTGCGTTGCGCCTCGGCTCTCGACCTGATCGAGGTCCGGAGCCGGTCGCGCAAGCGTCCGGGTCCGATCTTCAGTCCAGCCGAACACATGGCGGCGGCCGAGTATGAGGCGCTGGTCCACAAGGTGCAGGCAGGTCAGGTGAAATGCTCATCGCTGGATGGGGGTACTGGCGGCGGCGACGCGGCGGGGGTGATGGACGCAATGATCGATAGCATCCAGCGGCTCAAGCGCATGGATCGGCGGATCGTGGAATGCTTCCATGACGAGAAGCTCGGTCACGTCCATGTGCTGCGTGCCGAAGGTCCGGCGGCCCAACTGGGTCGGCGGTCGATCTTCATTCAGGATGTGGTGGCGTGGGCGCTCATTCGGCGCGAACCTCTGACCGCCCTTCTGGCGCGCCGTGGGTGGCCGAAACAGACGAGGTATCTTGAAACACTACAGAAGGCCCTATCGCGCGCCCTGAGCGCGATATACGGTCTCTAAACACCAAATCTGTTGACACCGGCGACACTCGCTGGCATCAGGTATGGCATGATCTAAAGTTGCGCCCGGAGCGGATACACCGCTGCCGGGCGCTCTCATGTCCAGCGATGGAGATTGAGATGCACCGGGCCGGGGAAAGCCCGGCGCCATCGTGTCCGGGTGGAGCAGCGGTAGCTCGCGTGGCTCATAACCACGAGGTCGGCGGTTCGATCCCGTCCCCGGCAACCAATACCCCAGAACGCGCCCGCCGACAGGCGCGATCAGCAGAGGCCAGCTGCAGCGGCGGGGCGGCTGGCCACCCCCGAACGGGTCCTTCCGGAGCCTGAGCGTATACGGTGCGGCGTAGCGCATGAGTTTATCAGTCGCCGGGTTTTGGAAGGGTGCAACTTTTCTCGGCCGGTGCAACTGACGCCCGGTGCAACCGCAACGGAGGCGATCAGGCGGCAGACATGGGACGGGTGACGAGGGCAGAGGCGGCACGGCAGCTCGGCCTCGACAAATCCACGATTACCCGCTGGGTGAAGAAGCACCCGGCACTTCTGGACGCGCACAACCGGGTTTCCGTCGCCGAGCTGGAGCGTCATCGCGACACCGTGGTCAATCCGGCGCTCCAGACTCGCAAGGTGGCGGCTGGAGATGAGCCCGCACCGTCCCGGCGCCGGGAAACTCCAGCAGGACCGTCGCTGAATGATCAGCGGGCCCGCAGCGCGGCCGCGAAAGCCACGAGCGACGAGCTCGACCTGGCGGACCGGCTGAAAATGACGCTGCGGCGCGAAGAGGTCGAGGCCGCGGTCGCTGAAGCCGGAGACCTGATGAGGCAGAAGGCGGCCCAGCTGGTCAGGGACCGCGCAGAAGCCCTGGCCATGATTGACGACACCCGAGCCATGGAGCGCGCCCTCGACGAGATGATGCGGGAGTTCCTGGCCTCGGCGGCGCGGGCGCTGGCGTCGGCCGCGGCCGAAACAGAGGGTGCCGATGCAGCTTGACGCGCTCTCCCAGCTCCCGCCGGCGCGGCCGGTGGTTCTGGGAGGCCTCGCGTCTGCGATGAAGCCGTCGCCCCGAATGGGTGTTTCGGAATGGGCCGAGGCGCGGAGGATCGTCTCGGCCGAGAGCGGATCCCGATATCCCGGCCCGTGGCGCAATGCCAGGGCGCCGCACCTGGTTGAGATCATGGATGCACTCGGCCCGGATGATCCGGCGGAGGATGTGGCTGTGGTGGCTTCGGCGCAGGTCGGCAAGTCCGAGGCGGGCGCGAACTTCTTCGGCTACGTGGTCGAGCAGGATCCCGGTCCGATGATCATCGTGCTGCCGAGCACCGACGAGGCGACGAAGTATGTCCGGACCAAGCTGCAGCCCGCGATCGACGAGACGCCGACGCTGAGGGCGCGCGTTCTGGAGATGAAGAGCCGTAGCGAGCACGGTTCGACGGCGGCGTTCAAGAGGTTCCGGGGCGGGTTCGCGCAGATCACCTTCGCAGGATCTTCGAAGGGACTGCAGATGCTGTCGGCTCGGTACACGATCGGCGATGAGGTCAGCGAGTGGCCGGCGGAGGCCGGGGATCGAGGCGATCCGGTCGCCCAGCTAAAGAAGCGCACGGAAACTTACGAGCGGGACCGGAAACGGCTCTGGGTGTCGACCCCGGGGATCCTCGGGGCGTGCCGCATCACCGCGATGTTCGGAACCTCGGACAAGCGGCTCCGCTACGTGCCCTGTCCTCATTGCGGCGCCTACCAGGTGCTCACCTTCGAGCACCTGAAGTGGGAGCACGACGAATGGCCGCACCGCGCATGGTTTGAGTGCCGAGAGAACGGCTGCGTGATCGAACACATCGAGAAGCCGGCGATCATGCCTCGGGGGGTGTGGATCGCGACCGCCGGCGATGATGGTCCAGGGCTGAGTTTCCCGGCCGATGAACTGGAGCGATGGCGGGCGCGCCACGTGCCCGGCCGTGTGCGAGGGTTCCACATCTGGAAGGCCTACAGCCTGTTCACCAGCTGGGATTCGATCGTCGCGGAGTGGCTCGACCAGAAGGACAATCCGGAGACCTTGCGGGTGTTCACCCAGCAGGTTCTGGGAGAGGCCTACGAGGACAAGGGGGATGCCCCCGACGCCGAGCAGCTATTCGCCTGCCGGGTCCCGCAGATCGAGAAGGGCAAGCCGCCGATCGGCCCGGTGTTCTTCACCGGCGCCACCGATGTGCAGGGCAACCGGCTCGAATGGGCGGTCTGGGGATGGTCGGAGGGCATGACCCGCTGGTTGGTGGACTGGGGAGTGATCGAGGGCGACCCCTACGATCAGTCAACCTGGTCTCGGCACGACGAGATGATGCTGTCACGGCGCTATGCGCCGGGTGGCTACGGGGAAGCCGAGGTCGATGCCTGGGCTGTGGACTCGGGTTTCGCGAGTCAGATGGTCTACAACTACACGCGCGGCCGTCCGCGCGTCTTTGCCACGGACGGCCGGGACGGGCGCACGGAGCCTTTTATCGGCTCTCCGCGCAAGGTCGACGTGAAGCTGAACGGCAAGCGGGTGAAGAACGGCGCCACGATCTGGCCGGTCGGAACCTTCCCGCTGAAATCGGACCTTTACGGGTCAGTTCGCAAGACGCTGATGGGGCCGGACGAAAACGGAGCTCGCCGCCCGGGCGCGATGATCCTACCGGGCGAGATCGACCTCGCCTACGCCGAGCAGCTGACCTCGGAGCACCTGGTACAGGTCGAAACCCGGTCGGGGATCGTTACGCACCGCTGGGACAAGCTGCAGGGGCGCCCGAACGAAGCGCTGGACATCGCCTGCTACGCCCGGGCGCTGGCGTATCATCTGGGCCTTGACCGGCTGAAACCTGAGCAGTGGTCGACGCTCCGCCTGGAGCGGTTCGGGGACCGCCCGGACACCGGGCAGGGCGATCTGTTCGAAATCAAGGTCGCGCCGCCGGAACCGGCGCCCGACCCGCAACCGTCCCAGCCGACACGCCAGAGGGGCGTGCGCGGCAGAGTGAGGTAACATGCCAACGATCGATTACGAGGCCCGCCTGGAGAAGGTCCAGGCGGCGATCTCGGCCATCCTGAGCGGCGGTGTCCAGAGCTACACGCTCGACGGACGTTCGCTGACGAAGCTCGACCTCGGCTGGCTCTCCCAGGAAGAGGAGCGCCTGATCGGCAAAATCAGTCGCGCCTCGCGCCGCGGCGGCGCATTCCGCAGGGCTGATCCGCTGTGAGCCGCAAACTCCTCGCCAACCGCCTCGACAAGGCGATTGCCTGGCTGTCGCCCTCGACGGGGCTGCGCCGCGTCCAGGCGCGGACGATGTTCTCGGCCATGACGGGAGGACACAAGGGCGCGCGTCGGGATCGCGGGGCGACAAGCCAGTGGAACCCGCTGGGCGCCAGTGCCGATGCCGATACTCTGCTCGACCTTCCGACGCTGCGCGCACGGTCGCGCGACCTGGTGCGGAACGATCCGACCGCGCTGAGCGCCGTGTCGACGAAGGTCATCAACGTGATCGGATCGGGGCACGTGGTGCGGCCGGAAATCGATCACGACCGCCTCGGGATTTCCCGTACTGAGGCCGAGGACTGGGAGGAGCTCGCGCTCGACATCTGGCAGGACTGGGCGCAAAGCCCGGACTGCGACGTGACCCGAGCCCAGACCTTCGCCGGTCTCGAGGACCTCGCGTACCGCTCCACGCTGATGAGCGGGGACGTCCTGTTCATCCGGCGCTTCAAGGAGCGCCGCGGTCGTCTCTTGGGCACCTGCTACCAGGCGGTCGAGGCGGATCGTCTGTCCAATCCGAACTGGGCAGTCGACCGCGAGGGGTTGGCCGGCGGGGTAGAGATGGACGGGGACGGCGCCGCCGTTGCATACCACTTTGCAAACCGGCACGAGATCGACCGACATCTGGCCGGCATGCCGGAATGGAAGCGCATCGCGGCCTATGACAGCACCGGCCGGCGGCAGGTCCTGCACGTGCACGGTGTCCGGTGGCGGCCGGACATGACGCGATACGCGCCGATGCTCTCGCCCGTGATCGAGTCACTGAAGCAACTCTCGCGGTATTCGGAGGCAGAGCTGATGGCCGCCGTGGTCAGCGCGTGCTTCGCGATCGGGATGAAGTCCGAGGACGGCAACCTGGGCGACGGTCTCTCGACCCAGTCGGTTCAGCCGCAGGGAAAATCCGGCGCCGGCAATGGGATCGAACTGGTGGAGCCGGGGCTCATCTTCGACTTACTGCCGAACGAGGAGATCCAGACCTTCGCGCCGGGGCGGCCAAATCCGTCTTTCGCGCCGTTCATCGAGGCGATCGCGCAGGAGATCGGGGCCGGGACCGACCTGCCCTACGAACTCCTCCTGAAGAAGTTCCAGGCGAGCTATTCGGCGTCCCGCGCGGCGATGGAGATGGCGTGGCAATTCTTCCGGACCGATCGGGCCCGGCATGTGACGCAGTTCTGCCGTCCGATCTACGAGGACGTGATCACCGAAGCGATTGCGCGCGGCGCGCTCAAGGCGCCGGGCTTCTTTAACGACCCGCTTCGCCGCCGCGCATGGCTTGGCGCGGAATGGATGGGCCCGGCGCGGCCGACCATCGATCCGGTGAAGGATGCGACCGCCGACGAGAAGTACCTGGACATGGGCGTGACCTCGCTGACCCGGATCGCTGCCGAGCGGTTCGGAGCCGACTATCGAAGCGTCAGCCGCCGGCGCGCGGCCGACGGGAGTGACGATCGCACCGCGCCCGCTCAGGGTGCCGAGCCCGCTGCCCAGGCGGGCGAGGAAGACACCGACGACGACAATGACCTGGAGGTCCCGCAATGAGCTTTCCGGACACGCTGCAGATCGCGCAGCGCGCGTTCAACACGCCGTTGATGCTCGATCCTGCCAAGGCCGCCGTGATTGCACAGCAGCTTGGGCCGCGGTTCCTGGGTCAGGCCGGCGCTCGGATCGAGCTGCAGGGTTTCGACGGCCGCATCACCGACGCCCATCGTACGCCGCGGGCGGCGTCGCTGCTCGGCGACGAGGTGCATCAACGGGCGCGCCGGGTGCAGAGCTACTCGAACGTGCAAGGTATCGCTGTCATCCCGATCACCGGTTCGCTGGTGCGCCGCGGCTCGTTCATCGGTGAAAGTTCCGGTGTCACCAGCTATGAAGGCCTCAGCGCCCAGCTTCGTGCCGCGGCCGAAGATGACGCCGTTCGCGTCATCGCGCTGGAGATCGACAGCTTCGGCGGGGAGGCCGCGGGTATCTTCGACCTCGGCCAGCAGATCCGCGAGATTCGCGAAATCAAGCCGGTTCGGGCCTTCATTGCCGATTACGCGCTTTCTGCTGGCTACGCCATCGCCAGCCAGGCGAACCACATCACCGTGCCGCCCTTCGGCGAAGCCGGGTCGGTCGGCGTGGTCTGCATGCACGTCGATTACGAGGGTTACCTCGAAAAGGAGGGCATCAAGGTGACCCTCATCCACTCCGGAGCAAACAAGGTCGACGGCAACCCGTACCAGGCCCTCTCAGAGAATGTGCGCGAGCAGCTGCAGAGGGAAGGCGACGAGATGTGGAGCGCCTTCGCCTTGATGGTGGAAGCCGGGCGCCGGGGCGCGGTGTCGGCCGAGGATGCGCTCGCAACTGAGGCTGCCGTTTTTCGTGGCCAGGCCGCTGTTGAGATCGGCTTCGCGGACGAGGTGTCCGAGGCCCGAGCCGCGTTCGCCGCACTGATCGAAGAGGTCAATCCGGCCGTCCGCCCGATCGGCGGGCGCGCTGCGTCCGCAGGACTGAGGTCGGCCCTGATCCCTGACAGGGATGGTGCGGTCGCGGCAGGCGAGACCAGCGACAAAGTCATCACTGCGGGGCTGGCGGCCCGCAGTGCCCCGAACGCGGTTCCCGCCCCCGCAGCAAAGGAGACTTCCATGGACTGGAAGAGCCTCACCTCGGCCGCGCTGCGTGAGCACCGGGCCGACCTCGTCTCGGAGATCGAGACCGAAGCCGCCGCGAAGGCGGAAACCGGCAACAAGGCCGCGGTGGATTCCGCGGTTGAGAAGGCCGTCGCCGCCGAGCGCGCGCGGATCGCCGCGATCGACGAGATCGCCGTTGCCGGCCACGAGGAGCTGGTCGCGGCGGCAAAGGCAGACGGGCGCACCGCCGAGCAGCTGGCGCTTGACATGGTGAAGGCCGACAAGAAGGCGGGTGGCGGGTATCTTGCCGGCCTCCGCGAGGCCGACGCCGCAGCGGCCGTGCCGCAGGCACCTGCGCCGTCCGACGCCACTGCATCCGGCGTGAAGCCGGAGGAAACCGCCGAGGCGAAGTGGGACAAGGATGCGGATCTCCGCGCCGAGTTCGGCGGCGACAAGGCGGCCTACCTGGCCTTTGCCAAGGCCGAAGCCAGCGGCCATGCGCGCATCCTGCGCCGCACCAACTGACCCCAGCCTGATCAAGGAGAGCGAACATGGCTACGCTTGCCGCGGACACCCCGCGCGACTTCCAGCTCGGCGATCTCGAGGATTATCCCGTCATCGCCGCCGACATCATCTACGAAGGCGCCGCGGTCGGCGAGAACGGATCGGGCTACTCCCGGCCGCTTCAGGCCGGCGATGCCTTCCAGGGCTTCTGCCTCGAGCACGTCGACAATTCGGCCGGTTCGGCCGGTGACAAGCGCGTCCACGTTCGGACGCGCGGCCGGGTGAAGCTCGCGATCTCGTCGATCGGCATCACGGCGAACGATCGGGCGCCGGTCTACGCCAGCGACGACAACACCTTCACTCTCACCCGCGGGTCGAACTCCTTCGTCGGCGTGGTGAGCCACTGGGTCTCGACCGGCATCGCCGTCGTCGAATTCGATGCGGCGCTGGCCGCGGCGCATGAAAGCGCCGTCGCGCTCGGCACCGTGTAAGGAGGACAGAACATGTCTGCGAACAAGGGACTTTCCTCGCGCGCCATCATCGGCCGCTTCTATCAGCGGCTGGAGGTGGCGATGGCCGCGTCCTGGGTCGAGGCGCTCGGGATGTATTTCAGCTCGGATCAGGAATCCGAGACGTACAAATGGCTCGGGATGGCGCCGGCCATGCGCGAATGGGTCGGCGGTCGCCACGCCAAGGGCTTCCGCGAGAACGGCATCACGATCGAGAACAAGAAGTTCGAAGCCACTCTCGAGGTGCCGGTCGACTGGATGCGCCGCGACAAGACCGGCCAGATCATGGTGCGGGTCAACGAGATGGCGGATCGCACCGTCACCCACTGGGCCAGCCTGCTGTCCGGCCTGATCGCCGCCGCCGAAAGCGGTGTGTGCTACGACGGGCAGTACTTCTTCGACACCGACCATGCCGAGGGCGCGAGCGGTACCCAGTCGAACAAGATCACGGTGGACATCTCGGGTGTGCCCGCCGCCGTTCACGGCACGGCGACGAAACCTTCGGTCGAGGAAATGCGCGAAATGATCCTGGCCGGGGCGCAGCAGATGCTGGGCTTCAAGGATGACCAGGGCGAGCCCATGAACGAAATGGCGCGCAGCTTCCTGGTGCAGGTGCCGACCGCGTGGTTCTCGACCGCCGCCGCGGCGATCAACAACCCGGTGGTCGGCGGCGGCGACACGAACGTGCTGACCAATCTCGACGGGTTCGACTTCGCCCTCTCGATGAACCCGCGCCTGACCTGGACCGACAAGCTGGCGGTCTTCCGCACCGACGGGAACGTCAAGCCGTTCATCCGGCAGGAAGAGGAGGGTGTCACGGTCAAGGCGATCGCGGAGGGCTCGGAGCTCGAGTTCAACGAGGACATGCACCACTACGGCGTGAAGGCCATCCGCAACGTCGGCTACGGCTACTGGCAGCAGGCCGTGCAGGTGCAGGCGATCTGACGCCGCGCACTCTTGGCGTTTCGCTGTGGCGCCCCCGAACCCGGGGGCGCCCATGCCAAGCGTCAGACCAGATCAGGAGATCGACATGGAAAAAGTTCGCGTGATTGCAGTGCAGGGCGCGGTCCTGCGTGGGCCGATGAAAGTGACCCTGACCAAGAAGCAGCACGAACTGCGCGCGCACGTGCTGGGCAAATGGAAGTCCGGCGGCCGCTTCGAACTGGACGGCGGGCAGGAGCTTTCGTTCAAGCGTGGCGAGGAACTCGGCGTGGAGCTGGAGGATACCAAGCGGCTGAACCGCCAGATCTTTGCCTGGGATGAGCCCGAGGTCGAGTCCGGGGACGATACAGCGCCGAGCGGGGGTGGCTCCGACACCTTGTCCGAAGGTGACGACAGCGCGCCGGGCGGGGATGGGTCCGACTCCGTCGCCGGCGGTGAAGACACCACACCCGCCGAATGATTGACTTCGCAGCTGATATCCGTGCGATCTTCGATGACCCGCTCGGATTCGGTGAGGAGGCCACCTACACGCCGTCCGGGGGCCAGAGCATGTCTGTCCGCGTGGTGCCAATTCAGCCCGACGACGAGGTCCAATTCGGGGAGTCGCGTCTCGGAGCCAGCACGACGAGGTTTCTTGTGGCTGTGGAGGCTGTGCCGACACCCAAGAGCGGAGACGTTCTTGCGTTCGGTCAGGAGACTTTCACGGTGCAAGGCCGCCCCGAGCGGGATGAGCGCCGGACGTTCTGGCGCCTCGACACCCGGCCGGCTTGAGGGTTTCCGATGCGTACCCTGATCGACGTCGAGGGAGACCTTCCGGCGTTCTACCGCGCCGAGCTTGACAAGGGGCGGCGCGCGGTGACGCGCGGCCTCCGTGAGGCGTCGCTCGATATCAAGAAGCGGTGGCGAGCGCAGATTGCGGGCGCGGGCCTGGGGAGTAAGCTCGAGAAGACGGTGCAGGCACAAACATACCCGAAATCCGGTGTGTCCCTTCGTGCAGCGGCAGTAACCTTCAGCAAGGCCCCGGTGATCATCGACGCGCACAACCGGGGCGTCGTGATCCGGTCGGAGGACGGTTTCTGGCTGGCCATCCCGGTTGCGCCAGACGTCCAGCGGATGCGCGGCGCCGATAACAAGCGGATCACACCGGCCCGGTGGGAGCAGATCACGGGGCGGCGGTTGCGATTTGTGTACCGTCCCGGCCGGGCCGGCCTGCTGGTCGATGACGGCACCTATCGAGACAGACGCTATAGCGATCCGCTCACCTTCAAGGGACGCAAGCGCCGCGGTCGAAAGAACAGAACGGTGCCGATCTTCGTGCTCGTGCCGCAGGCGAGGCTCCGCAAGAAGCTGGACCTGGAGCGAGACGTGGACGCCGTCGCAGCGTCGATCGATCAACGTATCGTCAGGTATTGGACCTGAGCCATGCCCTCCAAGATCGAAACCATCCTTGCCGCCATCCAGTCGGCGATCAATGCCTCGACCACGGCGACTGTCGAGCGGGCGACGGCGCTGACCGTGGAAGTGCCGCCCGAGGGGCGTATCGTCCTGATCGACGGTCAGCTCGAGGATATGGAAACGACAATGTCGCCGCTGACATATCATGTCGAGCACGTGGCGGCGCTCGAAGTCTATGTCGGGGACGATGGCGGCAAGGACGCGGGCTTCGATGCACTGAAGCTGCAGATCGCGTCCGCCCTGGCGGCCGACCGAACGCTCGGTGGCCTCTGCGATTGGGTGGAGGGCGAGACGCCCGACACCAGCAATCTCGCGCTCGATGGATCGGCCGAGATGAAGTCGGGGATCATCCCCATCCGGATCTTCTACGCCACCAACGATCCCCTTACCTGAAGGAGAACTGACATGCCTCGCGCACAAGGCGCCCGGTCGATCCTGTCCGGCGCGTTCGAATCGACCTATGGCACGGCGCCCGGCAGCGGGTTCATGTCGCTGCCGTTCAACCGCAACATGCTCGGTGGCGCAGCACAGCTGCTCGACGATCCAGTCCTCGGACAGGGCCGCGACCCGCTCGCACCGCAGCTCGATGCTCTCGACGTGAACGGCGACATCGAGGTGCCGCTGGATGTCGAGGCCGTAGGTATATGGCTGAAAGCCGCCTTCGGAGCTCCGGCCACCACGGGCAGCAGCACCTACACGCACGTCTTCAGTTCCGGCGGCTGGAGCGTTCCCAGCCTTGCTCTCGAAACCGGAATTCCCGAGGTCTCGCACTACATGATGCACACCGGCTGCATGGTGGACCGGCTGCAGTTCGGGCAGGCCCGGAAGGGGTGGGCGTCGCTCTCCGTCGGGCTTGTCGGACAGGCGGAAACGGTGAACTCCAGCACCCAGGCCGGTACGCCGGACGAATTCGAGTACCAACGGTTCCTGCAGCGGCAGGGCTCCATCACCCGGGGCGGCTCGGCACTTGCGGACGTGGTCTCGGCCGAGATCACCTATTCCAACAACCTCGAGCCAGCGGAGAACGTCGGAAACGGGGGGCTGATTGCCGGTGCCGATCCCAACATGGCGTCACTCGGTGTCCGCCTGGTGACGCGCTTCTCCTCGGCGGCGCTGGTCGACCAAGCGATCGCCGGCGGCTCGGCGGCTTTCACTTTCGCCTATTCGGACGGGACGAACAGTCTGACCTTCTCGGTGCCGAAGCTCTTCCTCGACCGGCCCAAGCGCATGATCGAGGGGCCGGGCGGCATCCAGGTGACCTTCGACGGGCGGGCGTCGCAGGATGCAGGCGGGGATCCCATGGTCACCGCCACGCTGGTCAACACGGTGGATGCCTACTGATGATCCGGCTGGAAATCACCACGGGTCCGCGCTGGATCGATCTTGGGATGGACGTTCGGGTGGAGGTTCTCCCCCTTAATTCGACGCTGATGGCTTCTGTCTGGGCTGATCCTGCGCTGGCACGCCTTACCGACCCCGCCGAAGGAGACGCCGAGACGGAGGGCCTGTCTTCCAACTTCCGCGTCGAGATGAACAAGGCGATCGCTCGGCTTGCCATCGTCGGCTGGGAAGGTGTCGGCGACAAGGATGGTAACCCCATCGATCCGACGCCGACGATGATCGACGCCCTTCTGGACCTCTGGCCGCTCTTCACAGCGTTTCATCTGCTCTACGTGCAACCCGGTCTTCGGGTCATCGAAGAGGGAAACGCATCAGCGCCCTCGCCGAATGGCACTTCGGCGGAGGGCGCGAGTACTGCAGATCCTGCCCGGAAAGATGCGAAGCGTGCCCATCCCTGAAGGAACGGGACCTGTCGCTGGAAGGGCGGCAGGTCTGGGATCTCGCGATGCGTCTCGGCGGTCAGATGCGCTTTGCCGCCGGCGGGTTGGGCCCGCCTCTCGCGCTCGGCTACGACATGAGTTCGGCCCTGTCACTGGCGTCGGCCATGGAGATCGCGCCGTCCGCGGTCGCCGAGCTTCTTCCCATCATCGAAAACTTCGCCGTCCAGGCGATCAACGAGGCGTCTGATGGCTGAAAAGCGCGTTGCCGTCCGGCTCGAAACACAGGGTGACGGTCAGGTCGTTGCCGCCTTCGAGGGGATGAGCAACAAGGCGGTGAAGGCGATCTATCGCATCGTCGATGCCGAGAATGACACCGTACGCGTCGCGCGAGAGGCCACCGCGGCCGTCCTCGCCGAGGAGAAGGCCTTTGATGCCCTGCGCGCGAGTGTCGATCCAGCCCATGCTGCGACGCGAAGGTACGAACAAGCCGTGGAGGCCGCGAACCGCGCAGTGAAAGCGGGCGTGGCCACGCAAGCCCAGGCTGAGACGGTGATCCGGCAGGCGCGGACCGCTTACCTGGGCGCGGCCGAAGGTGCCGATCGGCTGGCGTCCGCGGGCGGGCGGTTCGATAGCCGGGGGATTGCGATGCAGCTGAGCCAGGTCGCTCAGTCTGCATCCGCAACGGGTGATCCGATCCGTGCGTTGGCAATCCAGTTGCCGGACCTCGCCATGTACATGGGCGGAGCATTTGCGATCGCCGCCGGTATCGCCGCCGGCGCGCTGCTGCCGCTGGTGGCCAACCTCTTCGATACCAAGGAAGAGTTGAAGGAAGCGGAGAAGGCGGCCAAGGAGTGGGCTTCTTCGATCGACGAGGCAACCTCGAGCATCGACCGGGCCGAGACCGCGATCGCTTTGCTCAGCGCAAGCGGGCTGGACAAGCTGAAGGAGCGCTATGGCCTCGTGACGGAACAGGTTCGCGAACTGGTTGCCGAGCTCGCCGATATCGAGGCGCGTTCGGCCGCGCAGAAGGTTGGAGCGATCCTCGGGGACGATATGGTGGCGGGTTTCGCTGAAGCCTTCGGCGACAAGGCAGGTTCCGTTGCCGCTTCACTGATCGATTCAGGGCCGGAGGAAATCGAGGCATCCCGTCGCGCGCTGGAAGAGGCCCGGCGTGAGCTCGAGCTCATGCAGGCGGCAAACTCTCCGGCGGCTGCCGCCGCCGCACAGCTGGTCGCGGAACTCGAGCAGGAGCTGGCCGCGCTCGAGGGCCGGTACCAGGACATGGGCGAGCTTGCCGATCAGCTGGGGCCATCTCTGGAGCAGATCGCGCGGGTTCGCGAGCTGCAGTCTGCCTATGCCAAGGCACTGGATGAGCGGGATTTCAAAAGGGCTGGCGACAGCTTGGTCGAAATCCTCCGCGTGGCTGAAGATGCGGGTGTGGCTCTTGAAGAGGGGTTCCGCGACAAGCTGGTGCAGGCGGCCGACGTGGCTTACCAGTTCGCCGGCCGCATCGGCAGCACCCGGAAGGAAGCAGACGCCCTGGGTGGCGTCATGGAGAAGCTGTCGGCCTACGCATCCCTGTTTGCGGACGGCTTCGAGCGGGCGCAGAAATCCGGGCAGGTGCTGAGTTCGCTGGACTTCACGTGGATGGGCCGCGTGGGCGCCAGCCTCGGCAGCATGTGGGACGCGTTCGCCAGCAACCCGGCCAGGCTGCAGTCGGCGGCGGAGGGCGGGATCCTCGATCTGATCGGCTATGCCGAGGGCACCGACAAAGGTCGGGGGTACAATGAGACGCTGGGTTACGGCGCCTACACCGGCGGCCCTGTGAACCTGATCAACATGTCGCTGGACAAAGTGTTGGAACTGCAGCGCCAGATGCTCGCGCATCCGGACAACAGCTTCAACTCGAGCGCTGTCGGCCGATACCAGATCGTTTCGACGACACTCCGCAGCCTGATGAATGAGCTGAACCTCACCGGTCGCGAGATGTTCGACCCGGCGATGCAGGACAGGCTGGCAATGCAACTGGTCAGACGTCGGATGGGCCAAGGTGTGGACGGCTTTCGTCAGGAGTGGGAGGGCCTGAGGTACGTCAATGACAAGTCGATCATGACGGCGCTTGGTGCGCAGCCGATCGCGCCACATGACGCCGGTCGCGCCCAGACGGACCGGGCGGAGGCGATTGCCAATGCGAACAACGAGTATCAGCGCATGCTCGGGCTGATGGACCCGCTGATCGAGGCACAGCGCGCCTTCGCCGAAACTCAGCGCCAGCTGGATGAGCAGCTCCGCGCGGGGCTGATCACGCCGGAGCAATGGGCGGAAGGGATGACGAAAGCGAAGACGGCGCTCGACGCGACCCGGCAGAGCATGGTCGCGACGCAAGCCGAGATGCAGCGTCTGAACTCCGAGGCCCGTACGACCTTCAAAGGCATCTTTGACGACCTGCGCCGGGGTGCTGGGGCCGGTGAAATCTTCGCGAACGTGCTCGGAAAAGTGGCCGACCGCCTGGCCGACATGGCGGCGACGGGGTTCGCCGATGCGTTGTTCCCGGTTCAACGACCGAACGGCGGCGCGAGCGGTGGTTTCCTCGGTTCCCTCTTCAGAGGGTTGTTCAGCTTCGACGGTGGCGGCTACACCGGAGACGGCCCGCGGTCGGGCGGTCTGGACGGCCGCGGTGGCTATCTGGCCATGCTTCATCCTCGGGAAACCGTCATCGACCATACCAAAGGGCAGAGGGCATCAGGCGGAGCTGTCGAGCTTCTCGTGCGCAGCGAGCCTGGCACCGTTGTCGAAATCGTGCGGAATGAGGCCGGGGCGATGATCCAGCAAGCCTCCGCGGCGACGCGCTCCAAGATCACGCGCGACCTGCGAACCCAGCCGAAGAGTATGACGGGGCGCGCATGACCAATGTGATCGCCTGGCCGCCCGTCGGCCTCACCGGATGGGATTTCCACACGTCCGACCCGATCAGCCGTTCGCTCACGGTGTTCGGCGGCCGTGCCCGGACGTCCTCGAGATTGCGCCGGCGCAGGCTTGCCACGGCGATGATCACGGGTGTCGGTGAGGACCAGTCCGGGGCTGGCTATGTCGAGATGCTGAAGCGGCAGCTGGCCGGGGGACAGCATCTGGTTCGCGTCGAGTGCCTGCCGGCTCTCTGGCACCTGGCGGGTGCCGGCATGGATCTGAAGAACGGACCTCTGGCCTGGGTCGAAGGTGCGACCGAAATGGTGTGGACCGCCGGCGCAACCGAAATGCTCTTTGGCGACGGCGATTATGCGCTCTCTGGGGAGCCTACGACCGATTCCGGATGGCCGGCGCTCGTGGTGACCGGGCTGCCGATCGGAGTTGTCGTCGCGCGCCCGTCGCAGCTGATCAAGGTGATGAACAGTGAGGGCACGGAGACGTCCCGTGTCCTGACCGTCGCGCGTTCGGTGGCATGGACAGACCCTGAGAGCGGCACGACAACCGGGCGATCGGTCATCCGGACCGAGACGGCTTTCACCCTCGAGGGGATGGTGAGCATCGGCGATCGCGAAAGCATCGTGTTCGAGGCACTGGACATGCCCAGGGCCATGCAGGCGCCGCGGGACCCTCGCGGCTACGTCTTCACATGGAATTTCCGGGAGGTCTTCGCCGACGAGTACGACAGCTGGACGGAGCTAGACCCATGGCGCTGACCCGTGGCGTTTCAGCCGGGCTGATCTCCGCCCTGGCCGATCACTTCCATCCGGCGCTGCTGATCGAGGCCGGCTGGCCGGACGGGACCATCTACATGCATTCCGGCGTGGGCGAACTGACGTGGAATGGCCAGACCTGGACGGGCATGAGCGCCGAGGTCGACGGGCGGATCGTCAGCTTCGTCCAGATCGAGATCCCGGAAGAAGCCGGTGGTCTCGCAACGGGTGACGCAAGCGTTCACGTCGCGGGCACGCGAGAAGACCTGCTGGCGCAGAAGGGCAAGCAGCTGCGCAACCTGGAACTGAATGTCTGGTTCGGGGCCACAACGGAGACGGCCGGCACCACGCTGGTCAGCGATCCGGTGCTGCTTTTCTCGGGCTACTACGCCTCGCAACGGTTCTCCTTCACGGGGTCGATCAACGAATTCCTGCATGACATGATCCTCGGCCTCGGGATCGGTCCGTCCGCCCGGGCGCAGGCCTCGATCACCCACACCTATGAGGATCAGATCGACGCCTATCCCGGCGACACGGCCGGGCGGCACGTGCAGCACGCGATCAAGCGCGCCGTCAACCCGAGCGTCTGGCCCGAGCCCTGATGATCACGACAGCCGAAGCCTTCACGGCCGCCAGGGCGCACATGTCCGGGCGGTTTCAATGGGGCACTGCCGATTGCTGTACCGCGGCCTGCGATGCCTTCGCTGCGCTCCGGGGGGTGGACCCGATGATGGCGCTGCGCGGGCGCTACGCCAGCGTGGAAGAAGCCCGCCGGGTCATGCCTGCGGACCTGGATGCATTCGACGCACTCGCGGCGTCGGCCGGACTTGCCGTTTCCGCGCCGCGGCCGGGTGCGATCGGCCTGGTGCCCTGGTCGGGTCCGGTCGGCTTCGCACTCGTCCTTTGCCTGGGCGGGAAGGTCGCGATCAAGGGGCTGAGGGGAATGGTCATCCTGCCGGCGGAACCTGTGAGGGCGTGGGTCAAATGAAGCTTCGGGCGGTGTTGCTGTGCACGGTTCTCTGGATGCCGACGGCCGCCAAGGCCGATCCGGTAAGCCTGATCACCAGCGCTCTGGTCGGGCTGACCAGCACGTTCAACGCGATCGGCATCCCGGCAATCCTGTCGGGACGGCTGGCCGTGGCGACGCTCCAACTCGGCGCGTCATTGCTCCTTTCGGCGGCGTCGAACGCATTGTTCGGGCCCAAGATGCCGAAGGCCCAGAACCTGGCCCGCGAACTTTCGGCGCCGACGACCGAGCCCGCTTTCCGCTTCGTCTACGGCGAGACGCGCGCCGCCGGAACGCCGGTCGGCACGCCGGTGCGGGCGGAGTACATCTGGGGCTGCTGGCTTCTCAACAGCCGCCCGAGCCACCTGCCGGACTTCAAGCTCTTCCTCGACAAGCGGGAAGTCGCGCTGACCGGGAACGCGTTCGATTTCGAAGGCTCGCCGGACGGTGGCGGGACAGGTGGCACCTATGGAGGTGCAACGGCAACGGAACACCCCTTTTCGGGGTGCGTGAACGTCTGGATCAGCCGGGGCGACCAAACCTCGCCGCCCAGGCAGTTCCTGGAGCAGGCGCCCTTTGCCGAAGGCGATGACGAGGAGCTGTGGAAGTCCACCGACGGCTGGCAGGGCCGGACGGTGATCTGGATGCGGCTCAACGCGGGGCGCAACAGCGAACGTCAGGAGCGCTGGCCCTCCACGCCGCCGCTGGTCGAGATCGAGGGCAAGTGGTCGCTGGTCTGCGATCCGCGCAACGCGGCGCACGATCTGGATGATCCGGACACGTGGGAATGGTCGGACAACCACGCGCTCTGCGTGCTCGACGCTCTGACGCAGAACCCGATCCGCCAGTACCGCGCCAGCAACCTGCACCTCGACAGCTTCGAGGATGCCGCGGATGTCGCGGATGAGCTGGTGAGCCTGAAGTCCGGCGGCAGCGAGCGGCGCTACCGTCTGGCCGGCACGCTTGCCTTCGACGTGGGCGAGATCGAGGATCAGATCAATCCGCTGGTGCTGTCCGGAGCGGGGAATCTGATCCGCATCGGAGGCAGGCTGGGCCTTGCGGCGGGAGAGTATCGGGCCCCGACAGTCAGCGTGACCGACTTCCTGGGGGAAGGCTTCGAGGCCGACGAGCTGATGGACGAGCACGAGCTCGTGACGACGCTCCGGGTCTCCTATCTGTCACCGGCTCGTGGCTACGAAACCGCCCAGCTCAAGCCCTGGGACATCCCCGACGCGCTCGCCGCGGACGGGGGCATCCGCACGGTTCGAGATCTGGCCTTGCCGTTCTGTCCCTCGGCCACGCAGGGGATGCGGGTGCGCAAGATCGAAGGCCTTCGGATGCGCCGGCAGGAGCGGATCACGGCTGTCCTGCCGCCGGAGTGCTTCGATCTCGTTGGAGGCTCCACCCTGACCCTGAGCGCAGGCGACAGCGCCTTCGACGCCTTTGACGGGATCTATGAGGTCCAGAGCGTTCATCCGGGCCTGGACCCGATCGGGGAGAGCGGCGAGGTCGCGCTGCGCCTGCCGGCGACGCTCGTGAAGCACAGCGCCGCGATCTACGCGTGGGACGAAGACGCCGATGAGGAAGAGGTCAACGACGAGCCCTACATCGCGGACCGTAAGGCCCTGCGTCAGCCCGGAGCCGTTTCGGCCGCCATCAGCACCGTCGATGCCGGGGGAGCGTCCCTTCTGCAGCTGCGCTTCGCCTTCGCTCCCTCGCCGTCGCAGGCGGTCGATAGCTATGAATGGCAGTACCGGGAGGGGGAGGGCGACTGGACACCGGGCGGCAGCATCGATGGCGCTGTCAGGGATGGATCAGACAAGGTGTTCGGGCTGCTACAGGGTATCGCGCCCGAGGCGGCCTATGACGTTCGCGTCCGCGCAGTGGCCCCGGCGGGCAAATCGAACTGGGTGATGATCGAGAATGTGATCTTCAACCTGAGCGTCACTGTCGCCAGTGCGACAGCTGCGCCTGGGCGGATCGATGTCGAGCTGACCGCCCCAGACAGCACGGTCTTCGCCGGTGTGCGTATCTACAGGAGCGCGGTCGGCGCGGGGTTCGGGGCGGCGCAGATGGTCAAGGGCCTCACCGAAGGCGCCGCCGGGGAAGCCTTCAGCGTTACGGCTGGCGAGGTCCCGGAGAACCTGTTGTCGAACGCGGATTTTACGTTCGCCAGTGACTGGTCGGGTGCAAACTGGACACTGTCAGGCGGCGTCGCCAGTCACACGATCAACACTCCGGCCAGCGATCTTTTCCAGACGGTCGCCCTAACGCCCGGCGCTAATTACAGGTTCCGCTATTCCGCTGTGTCGATTTCAGTCGGTGCGACCCGTTTCCGTCTACACGGCGACAGTATCGCCAACAGCCCGGCGGAATCCGCCACTGGCACCTTCATTGGCACCCTGACCGCACCGGCGGGTGCCACCCAAGCCAGCCTGTTCGCAGGCAACAATTCCGACGCGAGTGTAGATGAGGCCTTCCTGTTTGAGGATGGGCCGCAATTCCTGACGCAAGGCTCGGCCGACTATTGGGTGGTGCCGGTGTCCGCGTCCGGGACCGAGGGCGCGCCCGTCGGGCCCTACCAACTGACCATCCCCTGAGAGGACCAGCATGACTATCACAGTTCCGACCGCGTCCCTGACCACCACAGGGACCGACCCCAAAGTTGCGGCCAAGGGTGACCTGGAGGGTATGGTCGAAGACGTCGTTCAGGGCGTCGTCGATCAGCTTGGCGACGCAGCCGAGGCAGACGCGGCAGACTTTGCCACGGCAGCCCAGGGCGCGAAGGCCGACACCGCCATCCAGCCGGGCAATGCCGCCCTGACGGACGCGCGGGAGTGGACTGCCTCGACCGTCTCGCAAGCGGAGGCCGAGGCGGGCAGCGCGACCACCCGCCGAGCATGGACGGCCGAGCGGATCAAGCAGGCGATCGTCGCGTGGATCACCGCCAACCTCGCCGTCGCCTGGGCGCAGCGGTTCACGGCGCTGGCCGGGAAGGCCACGCCGGACGATGCTGATCAGCTGGGGATCATCGACAGCGAGGCCAGCGACGCCCCGAAGAAGCTGACGTGGGCGAACCTGAAGGCCACACTGAAGACCTACTTCGACAGCCTCTATGCCACGGCCGCGCAAGGCACCAAGGCAGACAGCGCCATCCAGCCCGGCAACGCTGCGCTTTCCGATGCGCGGGAATGGACCGCTGATACCGTTTCGCAGGCAGATGCAGAGGCAGGCACGGCAACAGATCGCCGGGCATGGAGCGCGCTGCGGGTCAAGCAGGCCATCGCGGCATGGTGGGCCGCTTCGGCGGCCAAGACGGCGCTGGATGCAGCCACGGCGGGCGTCTCCGCAAATGCGACAGCCATCACCGCGCTCGACACCCGGGTGGATCACATCGCGATCTCGGACGTGACCCGCCCGGGCGACGCGCCCGAACAGTTCAGCTCCGTTCTGACCGGTGAACCCGAGGCGCGCGCCGCGATCACGCAGGGAGAGACTGCGCTGGATGACGACCTCGGCAAGGTCTGGGCTCTGCCCGGGGCAGGGACCATCGCGCCGCGCCGCGCCTACGCGCTGGAGGAGGATCGCATCTACCGGCTGCGCGTGGCCTACAAGCGCCTCGTGAACAGCTCCGACCCGAGCGGCGACGCGGTCCAGATCAAGCTCCGGAACCTGAACAAGAACAAGGCCACGGTCAGCACGGTCACACTGCATTCGGCGGAAAATCCGCTGATCGTGGATGGCGTCACCACCGTCTCTGTCATCATCAGCAAGGATGCCGAGGTACCGGGCGTGGAATCGGAGCCGCCGGCGACGGCGCGATATTGCACTCCCTTCGTGGAGGCCTTCGGTGACACACCGACCACCGGCGTGGCCTTCTTCCAGTGGGAAGACATCACGGATGTCATCCTTGGAGGCGCTGACGTGGCGGACCTCAGGGATGATTTGGCCGCCGAGACGACGGCGAGGTCGAGCGGAGACGCAAACCTTCAAGCGGCGCTCGATGTCGAGGCCACGGCACGGTTGAACGAAGACGCGGCCCTGCAAGGGAACATCGACGCGGAGGAGGCCGCCCGAGCGGCAGGGGACGCCGCGATCGAGGCCCGTTCCATCACCGGCGCAGGCCTCGCCACCGGTGGGGGCGATCTCGGCGCGAGCCGCACGATCAACGTTCCGGCGGCGTCTGACGCTGAAGCGATCGCGGGCGAAGCGACCGACAAGGCGATGACGCCGACCGCGGACAAGGCCGCCCTGGACGCCCGGATCGGTCCGCACGGTGCGCCCGTCGACTACGCTGATGTCTGGTACTACGACGGGGTGGAGGTCGTAACCGCTCAAGTGGACGCTGGCGGGCGCGGCTATGCCCTGACGGTCGATGGCTATCTTCGCCACAAGACGCCGATCATCTCGGCCGGGATCAACGGGCTGTCGCTCTCGCTTCGGGAAGATGGCCTCTACGACCTGAGCCTAGGTGAAACCGACGGCATCCTGCCACTCGCCGGAGGGCAACAGATCGACACAACCAGAAGCTTGTACCACCGCGGCAAGCTTGTCGCCTGGGCTTTGGTAGACGCAAATGATCGAGCAGTGCTTGTTCAGTATGCGGATGGCAGCATTGAGATCGCAGGAGGCAAGATCTACGAGACAGCTCAGCAGATGTATGATGAAGGCTACCCGGTCATCAGCGCGAGCGTCGACTGCGACGGACGGCCATTTGTATCGGAGCTTGCCGACGGGTCGTACAAGATCGGATCGGATATCTTTAGGCGCGAGCCGCAGATGTATCTGCATGGCGTGCCGGTCCGCAGATCGCACGCGGACAAAGACGGTCGATCCTGGATCACCGAGCACGATGACGGCTCGGTTTCCATCGCGGGCAACTTGCGCGTCTCTTCGGGGGAAAGTTACTTCTTCGAGGGCAAGGAAGTTGTCGAGGCCTACGTCGACCTCTACGACCGCCCGTGGATCGTCTTTTTCCGCGACGGATCGGTTCGCGTGCCCGGGATCGACCTTGGGCCAGACATCCCCGGTCTTGTGGCCGGGCCGACGATCCAGTGCTGGGGCGACAGCCTGACCTATGGACGCCAGGGCGGCGGCACCGTTGATTACCCGTCCGCCCTGGCCGCGCTTCTTGGCACGACGGTCATCAACAACGGCATCGGCTCCCAGACCTCCAAGCAGATCAGCATGCGCCAGGGGGGGAACGTCGCGCGCGTGACAATCAGCGGCAACCAGATCGCGGCTGGCAGCAACACCATCACGCATATCGACGGCGTGGAGCTCGCCACCTCGGGCGGCATGGCCGCCGATGGCGATCACCCGTTCCCGCTGTCCGCCGCTGCCAACAACAGCACGGTCACTGCGAAGGTCCGCATCCAGAGCGTCCTCGGCACGCTCCGCCGCACCTCGTCCGGTGGTCCGCCTTCCACCTCGGAGAGCTACACCTTTACCCCAGACAGCGGCACCTATCTGCCGATCACCTGCCCGGCGCAGTCGCCGATGGTCTTCGACAACGGCGAGGCGCAGGACGACATCACCATCCTCTGGCTCGGCCGCAACGACCAAACCGAGATGGAACAGATCAAGGCGAACATCGCCGCCTGCGTGGCCCGGCTCGAAAGCGTGGGCAAACGCTACCTGATCCTGTCGGTGATGAACGGGGACTATGATCCTGTCGAATATGGCCCGTCGGGCAGCCGCTACCTGACGACGATCGGGCTGAACAACGACCTCGAGGATCTCTACCCGGGGAACTTCATCGACATCCGGCGCCGCCTGATCTCGGAGGGTCTGTCCCGTGCCGGGATCACGCCGACCGCGCAGGACCTTACCGACATCGGCAACGACATCCCGCCTGACAGCCTTCGCGTGGATAACGTCCATCTGAGCGCAGCCGGCTACCAGGTGGTTGCCGAAATCCTCGACGAAGAAATCCGCGCGCGCGGCTGGATCCCCAGCTGGGCGCTCGCCTCCTGACCTCACCTCTCGAAAGGAAACCTGACATGACCTCCAACGTTCAGCGTGCCACGAGCGCCATGACCGACCTGAGCCGGCCGCGTCTTGACCTCGATCCAGTTCTCGGCCTCGAAGAATGGCTTTGGTGCTTCGATTTCACCAATATCTGGTGCAACCCGAGCGCGGACGCCACCCCGGCAAACGGAACCACCTTCCGCAACATGGCACGGGACTTCGCTGTGCCGAACACGCAGGCTCCGGACGGCATCCTGCGAAACGCCGGTGCGACCATCACCCAGGCCGCCAACCGGGGCGGGCTCATCTTCCCGGCCGGGACCAAGGACGTGACCGACTTCGTGGAGATCGGCGCCGATTACATGGACTTCTCCACCGGCAACGATGACTACCTCGTGATCGTCTGGGACCTGCAGCCGACGAGCGGATACAATACCGCCGCCTACCAGCCGATCCTGTGGGACACGACCAACAACGCGAACGTGGCGAGCCTCTGGATCGATAGTGGGGCTGACGGCAAGACGATGCGCGGGGTTCTGGGGACGGGTGCCTCCTCGGCCGCATCGAACGGCGGCTCCACCGGCCAAGGTGCGGCGCGTCAGCTGGCCTTCTCCCGCATCGGTACGCAGATGGATTTCTACATCAACGGTGCCTTGGTCAACAGCTACGGCGCAGGGCCGGCAACGCTGCAGGACACCGACACCGCGACCTACAAGACGAAGCTCGCCGCCAACCACACGGGCCGGATCTACAAGACGGCGGGTTGCCGCCTTGGCGGGTCCTATGATCGCCCCGTGGCGGACATCGTCGCGCGTGACTGGGCGGCCAAGCCGCTCGCGTTGCGGTAATCGCACCGCCCGCCCTCGTGACCTGATCCCCGGAGTGACTATGACCGACCCGACGAAAGACCCGAGCCTGATCTCGGACATGATGGAGCGCGGCCGCATGATCCGCGACCAGATGCCCGAGCAGGTCGGCGCTCTGATCCTGGCCGGGGCGGCCGGCGCCTACGTCCGCGCCGTCTTCGCGCCGTTGGCTCCGTGGCGGCGCAGGATCATGGAGGGCGTCGCCGGCGCGTTCGGCGCGATCTTCCTTGGCGGCCTTGTGGGGCACCTGATCGAAGCCGCCACGGGGGCAGGGACATGGGCCTACCTCGCCGCGGGCTTCATCATGGGCGAGGGCGGGATCGCGGCGATGCGCGGCGTCCGGAAGGCCGTCCTGCGCAAAGGAGATAGCTGATGGACTGGCTTCTGATCTCGAACAACGCCACCTCGAGTGTCGTGATCCTCGCCTGCTGGTGGTTGGCCCACGTCAACGCCCGCTCGAGTCCGCCTGGCCGCGCGATCGCGGCCGGCTATTCCCTGATCGGCATCAGTGTCTTGTTCACGATGGTGGTGCGGAACCTCGCGATGGCGCCGTCGCCGATCACCCCCTGGCTGATCGTGGTGACGAAGGGGTTGCTGGCGGTGACGCTGCTCCTGACGATCTACCGCCGCGCGAAGCTCGGCGACCGCTGACCCACCCCACAACCTGATCACATGCCCCGCCAGCGGGGCCTTTCTTGATCCTTTCGTAACGCTCTCGTTGCGCAATCCGTGGATCCACCAAAATTAGACGATTTCTCAGGGGCTTGGTTTCGTAACCGGCTCTTGTTCGACCATTTCCGGATCCGCCCTTTCCAAAGGTGACATCATGGACATCAACTGGCGTGCCGTGCAGGCGCGGCTGGCGGCACTCGGATTCGATCCGGGGCCCATCGACGGCATTCGCGGCCCGCGCACCGACGCGGCGATCCGCGCCTTCAAGCGCTCGATCGGTTTCCGCGATCGGCCCTACTACGGCCCGCTCACGGCCGCCGCCCTCATGGGCGGGCAGAAGGAGCCCGAGACAGCCGCGCTGCCCTGGATGGCCGAAGCAGAGCGCGTGCGCGGCCTGCACGAGGCGCGGGACACGTCCCGGCTCGTGGCATGGTTCGACAAGTCGGTCAGCTGGATCGATCCGCGCGACATCCCGTGGTGCGGCGCCTTCGTCGCGACATGCCACCGGGCGGCGGACCCGTCGATCAACCTGCCAAAGAACCCTCTGGGCGCCCGGAACTGGGGCAGCTTCGGGAAGGCCTGTCCGCCGGTCTTCGGCTCCACCCTGACGTTCTGGCGCGGGTCTTTGAGCGGCTGGCAGGGCCACGTCGGCTTCTACCACGGCGAGGACGACACGCACTTCCATGTGCTGGGCGGAAACCAGAGCAACGCGGTGACTGTCACCCGGGTCTCGAAGTCGCGGCTGCTGACCGCGCGCTGGCCCGCCGGGGTCGAAGTCACCGGCCGCCGCGTCCTGCTGTCGCCCGCCGGCGTGCCGATCACGACCAACGAGGCCTGACATGGCGCAGATCGGCCGAAAGCTCCGCTCGCTCGAGGGCGGCTTCGTCGCCTTCATGTGCCCGGGCTGCGATCGGATGCACCAGATCCGCGTGAAGGGGCAGGGGCGGCCACGGTGGGAATGGAACGGCGACGCAGACGCGCCGACCTTCTGGCCCTCGGTCTTCGTGAACCGGCCGGGCCCCTGGCACACCGCCACGGCCCCGACCTGCCACTCCTTCGTCGAAGCGGGCCGCATCCGCTTCCTCCCCGACTGCACCCACGAACTCGCGGGGCAGACGGTCGACCTTCCCGACATCACCCCTGGGGCCTGAGCCTCACCACACGAAAGGAACCATCATGGACTGGAACTCGATCCTCGAGGCGCTGACGCCTGCGATCCTTGCACTGGCCTCGGCCATCATCACCGCCGCCCTCGGCATCGTCTCAGCCAAGCTCCCCGGCTTCCTGCGCATCTACTTCGATCAGAAGGCGGCGGCGGCGATCCACGCGGCGCTGATGAACGGCATCAAGGTCGCGCTGGCGGAGGGGCGCACCGGCGAAGATGCCGTAAACCGAGCCGTCGGCTACGCTGACAGTTCGGCGCGCGGCTCGATCGAACACTTCGCCAAGAGCAAGACGCCGGTCACCGTGTCGAAGCTGCAGGACCAGGCGAAGGCGAAGCTGCGGGATGTCGAAGCGGCACCACCGTCGCCTGGCGACTACAGGTAATCCGTTCGCCGGGGTTAACTGGACAGGGCGTTGAGTGCCGCGTGACGGGCAGCGCCAGCCGGGTTAACGTCCGGCGTTCCGAGCGCTGCCAAGACCTCTCCGGTCGATACGCAAATTTCGTTTGCCATCAGCGCCATCAGCTCGGGCTCTTCGCCGTCCTGCGTCAGGATGATGCACCGCTTGCCCCGACCGCAGAACCAGCCAGCCTCAAGGTGCGCGGAGCGGCCGCAGGGAAGAAGCAGGACGCAGGTGTCTGCCCACTCCATCCCGCGCAGGTCGGAAACGTACCCCCGTGCGGCGATCGGGTGGGTGGTCAGGTGGCGGCGGTATTCCCCGGCTGTCCACGCCTGCCAGTCAGGGTCGATCTCGGACCAAGCGAAGCCCGGGACGCCGCTCGGCGGGTTCCGGAAGTCGTAGACCTCGTGGCCATGCTCGCGAAGGAAATGGACCATCGAAGGCTGGTACGGATTGCGCCAGCTCGAGGCGAGATAGATGCGTGCCATGCGGTGGTTCTCCTTTGGCCGGGTTAGCTGGATGACGCCCTGCCGGGTTCCTAGCTCCGGCAGGGCGGCGGGTTCCTCTGACATTTCATAGGTCCGTCTGGTCACCCGCGAACGTCTCCCAGACCTGGAAACGCTTTTACCCATGCATGTGCAGTCATGTCAATTCATGTATTGACACTTGCATGCGCGTAAAGTTATCGGTACTGCCATGGTTGGCATGGCACGCATCAAGAAGATGGTTTCGCTCACCCTCGAGCCCGAGCTGCTCGAGCGGTTGAAAGCGTGGATCGCCCGGCAGGAGTATCCGCCGGCCCAAAACGCTGTGATCACCAAGGCACTGGAGAAGTACCTTGATGAAAACGGCGGCTGACCAAGCGATCAAATCCAGAAACCGAGTCCAGACCGCGCCCGCTGCTGAAGCTCCGGTGCAGAAAGCGGTCCTAGAATTCCAGCCTTGGCCGGGTCACAAGATCGGATACGCCCGGGTCTCGACCACAGATCAGAACCCCGACATGCAGATTCAGGCGCTCCTCGACTATGGGGTGAAGCGCGAGAACATCTTCGTCGATCGCGCCAGTGGCGGGACGATGGACCGGCCGCAGTTCCGCAGGGCGATGAAGGTGGCACGGCACCCTGAAGCGGAGTTCGTCGTCTGGAAGCTTGACCGGCTCGGCCGCACGCTCACCGGCATCATGGACACGCTTTCCATGCTGTCCGAGCGCGGGGTGAAATTCGTCAGCCTGACCGAGCGCCTCGACACCACGGGACCGATGGGCAAGGCGATGCTGCACATCATCGCTGTGGTCGCCGAGCTGGAGCGCGACCTGATCCGCGAGCGCACCATCGCCGGGATTGAACGCGCGAAGGCGCGGGGCGAAGTCGGCGGCCGGCCGAAGGCGATGACCGATGAGCGCGTAGCGCTTGCGTCAGGTCTCCTCAGCGACGGTGAGCGTGGCAATCGGGTCTGGGAGGCGATGAAGGAGCTGCCCGGGCCGAAGATCAGCCGGGCTGCATACTACGCCTGGCAGAAGCAATGGGATCAGGATCAAGAGGCCACGCGCCGCGGGGATCAGTCTGAATAGGAGCGGGGCATGCGAGAAATCTTCATCGAGCGTCCGCTCTGGTTCGGATGGTCCCTGTGCCAATACTGGCCGGCCGAGGTGATCTTGAAGCATCCGAAGCGGAAGCGCGGGCTCTACATCAAGGCGCCTTGGTATCGTCACACTGATCGCAAGAGGTGGGAGGCGGCGGACGGCACTTTCCATCTGGAGGTTAAGGTCAACCCGAAGAACGAGCGCGGCTTCCGGCTGATGTCGATCCGCGACTGGCCCGCGGCGAAGGTTTACCCCAGGCGGTTCACCTATACGACCCGCCACGGGAAGATGCAGACAGCGAAGCTGACGGCGTATCGCGAGCGCGTTCGGGAGGTTTTCTGGGGGCTGCGCTGGCTTCCGTTCGCGGGAACTGATCGTGACGGCCTGCTAATCGAGTTCGACGAGGAGATGGGGAGCGAGCGCGGCTCGTGGAAGGGTGGAGTGGTCGGCACCAGCGCCACGATGCTGCCCGGAGAGACTGTGCGCGAGGCGATTGATCGCTTCCTGGCGGAGGCGCAAGCAACCCACCGGTGGGACCGGTAGTCCAGATAGGAGAAACCTTCCATGGCACCGTACGAACCGGGCGATGCAGCTAAGTGGGGCGATGCACAGCTTCGGATGCGAGTCGCGCAAGGGGTGGCAGTGCCGCGTGTTGTCGCAGATAACCCTCTCGAGTTTGGCGAAGTGCATGCGGAGCTCGAGAAACGCCGCTTGAAGGCTGAATTGCGGATCGCTCTTTTGGCCGCCTCCATAGGTGTTGTCGGCGCGATCCTCGGTGGGGTGTGTGGCGCGGCTCTCACTATCTGGCTATCCAAATAGGAGCACAGGATGCCCCTCGATTGGAGTGAAACCGCATCACCGCCGCCGGCCACAGATGATTTCGGCGAGGGAGGCGGCATCTACTGCAAGCGGTGCGATCAAGAGGATTGCACCTGGTTTGGCGTCTGCCCGCATACGCCTGACCTTTGGTTGTCGCTAAACCCGCATTCGGAGCTGGCTCAGTTCAGGGCCCGGCGAAGGGCGGCTAGGAACGCGCAGAGATAGGAGCAGAGCGTGGCAGATATTGTCGATCGACTCCGCCATCAGGTGACGATCGGGACCGGCCAGGTGACGCCATTGCGCAAAGAGGCGGCCGCCGAGATCGAGCGCCTCCGCACCGCGCTTCGCCGATATGGTGACCGGGACCGCATGGCGTGGGCGCCGCCCGAGCTTCAGTCGACGATCGACGCCGCGATGGCGAATCCAGAATAGGAGCGGCGGCCATGAGCCCGGCGATCAGAGAGCTGATTTTCCTGCGGCAAATACATCAGGCCGCTTGTGACGTTCGATTGGCTGAGGAGGATCCGGAATTCGCCCGGATGAGCGGCGGTCTGATCCAGCTGCGCCGTGATCTCCGCAGCAAGATGGACAACTATCACGCCTGGCTCGATGAGGCCGACGATTGCCGGAACAATCCAGTCTGAGAAAGGAGCGGGCGATGGCGGACGTGGTCGACATGAAGGGCGCTCGCCGACGTCAGAGGCTCTTCGGAAAGAAGCCTGACAAGGATGTCGCCTGGGCCCTGCGCCACCTCGAGGAGGACGCCGACGTCTGCTCGATCGTGAACGGCGCGGCCGATGAGACGACCAAGGAAGCCCGCCGTCTCGAGACGGTTTTCAAGCGTCTGGCTCGTGAAGCCGGGTACGACACGGCCTGACAAAGGAGCGACGCGATGGCGTTTGACCTGTTCTTTTGGCGCAAGGGCCGGAAGCCCAGCGGAGAGCTGCCCGGCGGGCAGATCGAGGTGACGCGCGAAGCGGATGACCGGATCATCCTCTCCTTCATCGGGCAGGACGGGCATTTCCACTGGTTCGCTTTCCCTGACGATGCGGACGTTCGGCGTCTCGCGCAGAAACTCGACGCGGTGGCGACACGCGCTGTCGACCACGCTTAG